AGGTCGCTCTTCACGCAAGATGCGTGGTCGAGTAATCTTTCGTGCATGGGCAGAAGATCAAGGCAAGACGAATGCAGCAATTATTAAAGCAATCGAAGCTTCTCGGGATAAGTTTAATAAGGCGGTGGGATACTAATGGCTGATGTAAAGATAGATATAGCCGCCGAGTTTACCGGCAATAAGGCATTTAAGCAGGCAGAAACCACAACTCAAAAGTTAGAAAAAAGTGTTGCCAAGTTAGGCAAGCAGTTACTTGGAGTTTTTGCTGCTGGCAAATTACTGTCATTCGGTAAGCAATCAGTCAAGGCTTTTGCAGCTGATGAGAAGGCTGCACGATCTCTTACATTGGCTTTGGCTAACACCGGCAACGCGTTCGCAGCCATTGAAGTCGAGAAGTTTATTGGCGATTTACAGCGCGCTACAGGCGTTCTCGATGATCAACTGCGCCCAGCTTTTAGAACTTTACTTACAGCCACAGGTAATGTTAAAAAGTCACAGGATGGCTTAGCCTTAGCCCTAGATATTGCAGCAGGTACTGGCAGAGATTTAGGCGCTGTGTCGCTGGCACTTGCAAAGGCTTATGGCGGTCAGACAACATCCCTTAGCCGTCTAGGTGCAGGTTTATCTAAAGCCACTCTTGCATCTGGCGATTTAGATTTAATTACTGGAGAACTTTCAGCGAAGTTTTCTGGTCAGGCATTAGCGGCAGCTGAAGGTTACGCAGGATCAATGGCTCGACTAGCAGTTGCTTCTGAAAATGCTAAAGAGATTATTGGCAAAGATTTACTTGATGCTATGCAACTTATTGCAGGCAAAGATGGCATTGGCGGTGCAACAACTGCAATGGAAGGCTTTGCTACTCAGATTGGTAACGCCATTTATGGCATAGCAGTTCTTACAAACAAGATAAAAAATATACCTTTGATATCGCCTATCTTTGGAACTTTGCGCGATGTTGTCAGTGCAGGTCCACTAGGCGGATTAGCACGCTTGGGTGAGAACGCTAAAGCGCGTGCAGCAGGCACACCAGCCCAATCGCCAGGACAACGCAAGGCAATCGACAAAGCCAATGCTGATGCGCTTAAACTGCAAAAGCAACAAAACTCATTAAAGAAGATTGACAATGATGCAACTGCTCGCAAGATTGTCCTTACAGCAGACCAGCAGGCTTTAGAAGAATTAAAGAAGAAGTTCGATGTAGAGCGTGTGGGATTGTTTGCAGCTCTCAATCAAGCTACTGATCAAGAAACCCAAATGCGTTTAAGGTCATTGATTGCAATTAAAGATAATGATGCCGCGCTGGCAGGCAAGATAAAGGCAGAGTTAGAAGCCGCTTCTGCGACTGCCATGTTGGCTGGATCGCTAAGGGCGTTAAGTGCAGAGTTTGAGTTTGAGCGTATGCGTATGGCACTCGGTAAAGCGCAGATGGCAGGCGTGGCTGCTGCTACTGCAATCTCGCCAATAGCAGGATCACAAGCGGCATTAGATACTGCCCTTAAACTTTATCCAGACTTTGGCAGCGAAATGGATGCAGCTCGAAGCGCAGCAGGCAGAGCACAAATGTCAAACATTACTGTCAATGTTGCAGGCTCAGTCACGACAGAGCGCGATCTAGTATCGGCTATTACTCAGGGAATCTATAACAATCAAGCTTCTGGTATCCCAATTAACTACTCAACGAGTTATGTCTAATGGCGTTACCAGCAACCCTTTCGGTCAAGATAAATCTATCGGGTGGAGCTTCATTCGGTAACCCATTTATCTTGGGCACTTCACAATTAGGCTTTGCAGAATTAGCTTCTGCCATTCCAGTTATTGTAGATGTTTCTGCCCAGACTACTAATATTTCAACACGTCGAGGGCGCAACCTTTTGCAGGATAAATACGAATCCGGACAGGCAACTATCAGAGTTGTTGATCCAGATGGTGACTTTAACCCACAAAACACTTCTAGCCCATACTTCGGCCTCTTACAGCCACTTAGAAAGATACAGGCATCTGCTATCTATGGCGGAGTCACTTATGGCTTATTTGGCGGTTACATCACCGAATATCGCTATACCTATCCAACAGGTCAAGAAGTGGGTTACGTGACGTTTATCTGTTATGACGCTTTCCGCCTTATGTATAACTCAGGCATCACAACAGTTACAGGCGGCACAGCAGGTCAGACGACTGCACAGCGCGTTCAATCTATCCTGACCATGATTGCATGGCCGGCAGCCTTTACAAGCATTGGCACAGGTGCTACAACATGCGTGGCTGACCCTGGCACAACTCGCACAGTTCTTGAAGCAATTCAGACTGCTGAGTTCACAGAACAGGGCGCGTTTTATATCAATGAGAATGGCGTTGCAACCTTTAAGGGCAGACAGTTTGTGGTGGATGCCCAAGCAGCTAGTCCAACAGTATTCAATCAAACAGGCACAGGCATTAACTACGCAGGAATTACCTTTGCACTCGATGACAAGACAATTGTGAACAAGGCAACTGTGACCCGAATCGGTGGCACAGCACAGACTTACTCAGATGCGACATCTATTGCCCAATACTTCACACGATCTATTACAGCTACAGATATGCTCATGCAAACAGATGCTAATGCCCTAGCCCTAGCAACTGCTTATGTAGATAGCCGTAAGGAAACTTCTATCCGCATTGAAACAATTACCCTAGATTTAATGACTCCTAGTTATTCAGCAGGAGTCACAGCAGCTCTCAGCCTTGACTTCTTTAACACAGTAGATATCACCAATGAGCAACCTGGTGGATCAACTATCCAGAAGAAACTCCAAGTGCAGGGAATTGCTCACAACATCACCCCTAACACATGGACAACTACTATCGCTACGCAGGAGCCTTTACTCGATGTTATGTACTAGAATTGACCCTATGAAAGAGGTGTGCTAATGGCTGTCGGACTTCCACTTAAAACGACCTATGCGAATGGAGATGTCTATTCCGCATCGGATGTCAATGATACAAATGGAACAGTCAATCTGATTGGTCAGACCACTAACTTCTTTGCTGGCAAGAATAAAATCCTCAATAGTGATTTTGGTATTTGGCAACGCGGTACGAGCTTTACTGCTGCGGAAGGTTACACAGCAGATCGTTGGGTAGGCGGAAGTAATGCCACTATAACATTTAGCCAACAAACTTTTACGCCGGGTACAGCACCAGTTGCAGGATATGAAGGAACTTTCTTTATTCGTCAAGCAAAATCAGCAGGTGGAACTTTTACAGATATTCGTCAGAGAATTGAGAATGTTAGAACCTTTGCAGGTCAAACTGTAACTCTCTCTTTTTGGGCTAAGGTAGCCACAGGCACAGCATCCATTGAACCTTATTATGTACAAAACTTTGGCTCAGGCGGTTCTGGTAATGTTGCATCAACAGTTACTGCTCAAACCATTAATACCTCTTGGGCTAGGTATTCTTTTACTTTTACTTTACCTAGCATTTCAGGCAAAACGATTGGAACTAGCAACTTTTTAGAAATCTACGCAACTCGTTGTGTTACTTCATCGGCAGTTACGATTGATACTTGGGGAGTACAACTAGAAGCAGGATCAACAGCCACAGCCTTCCAAACTGCAACAGGAACTATTCAAGGTGAATTGGCTGCTTGCCAGAGGTATTACTTCCGCAATACAAGTAGCGGCGGAAATGAATATATTGCTTTTGGACAAGCGTTTACTACAACACAAGTAGAAGGATTTGTATTTTCTCAAGTACCAATGCGTGTAGTACCCACTTCAGTAGATTTTTCTGGTGGTTTACTTCAAACTTACGGCGGACAGTCTACTTTTGCAATAACAGCTATGACAGTTTCAGGAGTTGCTGGGAAAGTCAATCCAGTTGCATCAATTACTGTCGCATCTGGACTTACTGCAGGTAGCCAATACAGAGTACTAACATCAAATAGCTCGACTTCCTATATCGGCTTTAGTGCGGAGTTGTAAAAATGGACAATGTAATCTTTATTAAAGTGGCTCACTCAGTTACAGGCGAATTGATTGAACACGCCATTATTGACAGAGGCAATGGTGAATTTACCTCAATGCTTAAATCAACCTATGATGAAATGATTGCTCGTAATGAAGCCCCTACTCTGTAAAGCAGGGCAACAACTTCGTGAGCAAATTGACGATTGTTTCCCTCACCGCGAGCGTAAGAGTGATGGCTGGATAGGCGATGCCGCACACTCCAATCGTAAGAGTGACCACAATCCCGATCCGTCTAACGGAATCGTCAGGGCTATTGATGTGGATAAGGACTTCGACTCACGCCCCAGCACAGGCGCTTATCTTGCCGATCAGATACGTCAATGTGCCAAGAAGGATAAGCGAATCTCCTACATCATCTATGCAGGAAAGATTGCATCGCGCAGATCGCTTTTCCGTTGGAAAAAATATAAGGGAATCTCTTCTCATCACGCTCATATCCATATTAGTTTTACTAAAAAGGGCGACCATGATTCTTCGTTCTTCCAAATCCCAATGCTAGGAGCAAACTAATGAACATGAAAAACCCACTCATCCTAACTGCTGGTGCATTCCTATCAGCTTGGGCTGCAAGCAACTTCGATGTAGATTACCGCGCAATTCTTTGGGCTGTGCTTGCAGGTGTATTCGGATATGCGACCCCTAAAAAATGACACAACAAGACTTCTTTACACTCTACATTGCAACGATATCTATCATCGGTGGTCTGGCAGGTTATGTCATCACACATCTATTGGGAGAAATTAAACGACTCAATTCGCGTGTCGATGAAATCTATAACATCCTTCTGGAGCGATAATTTTTGTCATGGCTAGAAAAGCAACGAA